TGGTATTAACGTAAACATCGCGTCGCAGAGTTTTAGAAGCTTCATCAAAAAGACAAGACTCTACAAGATTGTCTATCAAAGAAATGGAGCTGATACACCTCCACGCACCATCCTTAGCTTTTCGATCAGGATGAGGGTCCCTCTTAATAAAAATATTAAGAGGGTCAACCACACCACTGAGAACTAACTGAAGAGGGTCGCAATACATAGCTTCAACCCCGGAATTCGGGTCAAGCATGATATGCAAGCGTGCCACCGCGCAATCTATAACAAACTCGCGATCAAACTCGAGAACTTCTCGATTGTCTGCAAACTTGAGATTGAGCGGATATCCAGGCGTCGCATCTAATTTCACACCCTTGAGCGCGCATAAAACGCAGCGTCGAAGAGCGCGATAACTAAGATCATGAGAGGGGGTCCGAGCAAGCTCGTATTGCCCTCTCAAAGACGAAATTAATCGAACGGCATCCTGAACACGTCCTGGGACTAAACCACGGACACGAGGCCTACCCACGTGCTTGGAGTAGGCCTCTAATTTTGGATCTGAGCCCGTTGGGGGCATTCTAAAGGAGAGAATATCCATTTTCTCTTCTTCCGTAAAATGCTCCAGGCCACAAACGTTTGGGAGGCGTCCGGGTCCTGGCTTGACCATGAAGCCACGTACGCACGACCCGACCTCAACGAGTGGCGACTCAATTCCTGGGCCACCACTTGTTTCAGTTGCTCCAACGTGTGGTCCCTCCACTGCCACATGAAAAGCAGTTTCGGTACAGGCTCCCCCAGCTCCGGTGTGTTCTCGATAATTAGCGACCCGAGAGTGCACGCTAAGATATTCGTAACAACGCCGGAAGTCGGGACAGAAGAGTCTACCACGACGGGCAAGATACCCGCCGCCGGAGTTTTCACCATCGCAGAGGTCTCCGAAATCTCCGCGGGGCGAAAACTTTCTCTAAGTAAAGTTTTGTCATAAGATCTAGCCATTCGGTTCAACCAAGGGTCGCTACCGAGATTGGCAGAGCTACCATACAACACCCACTCCATAGAATCTTCTAAATCCCAAGGATCCATCGCTTGTTGAGTCAGAAAATCATACCGACTCTGCGCGTTTCCTTCTAAGGGATAGTCATAGTCTTCGATGAAATCCCTGAGATCTCTG